ATTGTTTCACGACAGTGTTGAACTACTTAAATTGGCCGTTGTTTATCTCAGCGAATCAAACAGGGTTTTATTCGAGCCAATAGTCACACAGAGTCGCATGAGAAGGCATAAACATGAACTTGACCGAACTGAGGGGGGTAGCGGCTGAGTGTCGTTTGAGTCCTAACTATAGGCTCAGAAGTGCCACTGACGCGGAGTTTCTTGGGCTTGCCTATAGAAGTTACCAGCGTCTACCGCAAGAACAGAAAGACCGCATTCTTGAGGGTTGGGGCAAACTCATTACAAGTTCTGGCGGGGCAGTTACCCTAGAGTGTGTCGATGAAATGGTTAGTTTGCGGTTTCTAGCGCAGACGAACTTGTACTTTTTGTGCAAATTGTTGGTGATGTACTCTCAGGTGGAAGTTGAAACCCATGAGTATATCTGCAATAACTTTTTTGTGCAGAAAGACCCGACGTTTCCAACATTCAGGGCATTCGCGGACGACTACGCTGACCTAAAGAACAGGTTGTTGCTGGTCCCACGCGGCGGCTTTAAGAGTTCTATCGACATTGCAGATTGTGTGCAATGGATTATCTGCTTCCCGGAAGTGACCATCGCGGTTATGACCGGCGTGTACAAATTGGCGGGCGATTTCATCACAGAAATTCGTTCCCATTTCACGTTGGACGCAACCGGGCAGTTTGATGAGACAACTAAGAAACCCACCTACAAGCCGCGAGACTTGCTGGACAGGGTTACAGGTGATCGGGCACCTAGTCTCTTTCAGATTTTGTTTCCCGAACACTGCACGCCGCCGGGCGAAGGTCTACAGACAGAATTTCAGACCCCGGCACTGAGCGGTATCAGGGAGCCGTCAGTACGCGCCGCGTCAATTGAACAGGCTTTGTCTGGTTCGCACTATTGTGTGATGAAACTGGACGACGTGGTGACGAACGAAAACAGTTTGACGAGCGACCGGCTTGGTAAGGTAAACAAGCAAATCGGCATCAACAAGGCCCTCTTGCATCCGTATGGATTCTTGGATGTAATCGGCACGTGGTATGACGAGCACGATTACTACGGCAAGATTATAGCCAAAGAGCTAGAACTAGCCGAGAAGAGGGGCTTGCAGGGCAACATACACGGATCAATCGACAGCGGGCGGTTCGACAGCAACATTTTGGTGAAGGTTCACCTTCGCGCCGCGCTGTGGCTTACCGATACGGCTAAAAGGTTAGGGAAAATCGAAGAAGAGACAACCGAAACAGATTGGACTCTTTGGTTTCCTCAGCTACTTCCGTATTCGTTCTTGATGGATGTCAAGGAGCAAGACCCGGAAGTTTTTGCCATCAAGTATTTGAACGATCCGCGTCAAGTACACAAGATCAAGTTCCCGCGTGAACTTCTGATGCGCCGTACAATACCGCACACATTACTTCCCAATCAGGGAGTGATTATGACGGTGGTTGACGCTGCATACTCCACAAAGTCATGGGCAGACTACACTGTGATCCTTACGGCCCTGATTTATGGCGGCAGGTTCTACGTAGTGAATGTGGTCAGGGGTCGGTACAACGAGTATGAATTACCGGCCATAATCGCGGCAGTCGGACAGAAGTGGAAGCCAAAGAGAATTTGCATCGAAAATTCCGTGGGCGTCAAATGGATGAACCCGGAACTAAGACGAGAGATGCAGAAATTACAGATTTCGATTCCGATTGAATATGTATCTCTTGGGCTAGGCACAAAGGCGAAGTCGAAGCAGTTAAAAGCAAAACCAGTTCTCCGTCTTTTAGGTGACGAGCGCCTGTACTTTTCCAAAGCCTGTGAAGGGCTGGAAGAGTTGTACACAGAAATGGAGCAGTTCACCGGGACTAGCGACGACGCGCACGATGATATTGTCGATGCGTTGTCATTGTTAGTCAGTCAGTTCGCTTCGTATGCAGACATGGGGAGCCGGTTAGAAACGGTTAACGTTGACTATGCCGCCCACCGTCGAGAGGCTGAACTATCCGATCTAGTCTACTGCACAGGCAAGTACGCACACCTGAGTGCAGCAAACCAGATGGCACAGGACGACAATCCACGAACGGTATTTCAAGTGGAACAAGCGCACGCTGAGAACGATTCAGGGATGATTGATCCATTTTCCGATTTGATGGGGTAAGGAATTAAATGGCAGACATACTAAAAGATGGTACCGGAAGTCGGGCACTTACGGAAGAGGATTACGGACCCGGTGCGGTACTCAAGACGTTCGATGCCGACTTGTCCCTTGTCTGCGGTGCTGCACGTAGGTCAGAGTCTTTCATTACTAACAAGCAATGGAACCTGCTCTGGCGCGATGCTGACTTGCTCTACCAATCTCCTCGTCCGCTGACAGTGTACGAGAATACGTACATCCTTGAGCCTAACGTTCAAAGATTTACAGTGGCCAAGGTTACGAACGCAGTTGTACCGCAGTTGTACAAGGGCCTGTTTTACACCGATCCTCCGTTCTTACCGCGCCCGCGTCCGGGAACTTCGCAGAAAGTTGTGGACGCCAAGCGGGAACTCGCATCCGTTTTTCTTGATGAGTGCGATTTTAAGGCTGAGGTTCGCGCCGGTCTCGAACAGATGGCGCTTTTTGGAACTGGTATCTGGAAGTGGGGAATTGAATACAAAGAGATTCAAACCATTATCCGAGAGCCGGACCAAGTTGTAGCCACGACTGGTGAGAGTGGCGATCCAAATATCAAGTCCGAAAGCGTAACGATTCCCAAGGATACGAAACCAAAGATTACCAGAAAGGTTCGTATAGCCCCACGGCCATTCTTTGAGAACCGGCGTTTGGACAAAGTTCTCGTTGATCCGAAAACCAACACTGGCGATATTCGGCGTGCGAAGTACGTCATTGACGTGCGGTACGTTGATTTCTATGACATCGACAAAATCCGCAAGGTCATCGCTGCGTTGCCAGAGGACAGTGAGGAACGCAAGGAGTGGAGATTTCCGCTAGACGAAAAAGAACTGATGAAGTGGTGGATGCCGCCCAATCAGAATTCGACTGCGCAACCACTGGCGGTTGAGCTAGCTAGCGAGGCCAAGGGTTTTGTGCATCATGCACAGGACCAAAACATTATAGCAACACCTGACATGCTGTCAACCAAGAAAGAGTTGCTTGAGTATTGGGATAATCGGCGCAAGATTGTTGTTATAAACCGGGAGCACGTGATGTTCTCCGGTGGAAACGAGTTCAACCAAATTCCGTTCCTGTCAGCTAATTGGTGGAATAGGTCGAACGCGTTTTATGGCATGGGCCTCGGATTGATTGTCGGACAAAATCAACGCGTGGATCAAGGTACGATTAACGCGATTCTTAAGATTTTGTCTTTTGGAGTCAACCCTGTTTACCTTCGCAGGAGAGATTCAAATGCCACGACGCAAATGATGCGTACGAGCATTGGAAAGATTTTTACTGTTGATGCGCCGCCTGACGGCGATCTTAGTAAGGTCTTTAGCTTGCTGGAAACTCCAAAGGTTCCGACCGAAGTTTGGAGCGCACTTTCCGAATCAGAAAAAGCTACAGAGAGTTCATCGGGGGCCGATCAAACTCTCGTACAAGGATCGTCAGCCGGTCCAAGATCGTCAATTACACGCACGGCTGGCGGTGCTGGCATCATGGCGAATGCTAGCGCGACCCGTTTAGACGGGCCACTTGACAATTTAATCGATCAAGTGTTTCTACCATTCTTGTACATCATGGACTACCTGATTAAGTGCTACGTCTCAGATGCCGAGATTATGAGGATTCTTGGCGAGGAAATGGGCAAAGACTATCAACTCGACATGAAAGAATACCACGGTGGTAAGGTCGAGTATGAAATTCTTGCCGGTGCAAGTCTCGCCGCGAAACGCACGATGGCGCAGTCAATGGCGCTCATCACGCAAATCTTTGAGAATCCCGGAATGCAGGAAAACCTAGCCGACATCAACGGTGAGTACATCGACTTCAAGCCGATTCTCAATATGTGGATGGAAGCTAGCGAGTGGAAGAACAAGCAGGACATTATCAAGCCAATGACGCCGGAAATGCAGCAGCGCAGACAGCAAAAGTCGCAAGCTGCTCAGGCTCAATCAAAGGCTGCGATCAATGCTCAGAACAACCAACAGAAGTTCATGCAAAAGTCTGCACTCGAACAGCAATCGGCTGACAATCGTATCAAGCGCGATGT